TGACAATCCCTACACTGCTAATGCATGAGGAGACTACAACCGATTACACTCGGTTTAAAACTCCTTGGCAATCAGTAGGAGCAAAAGGGGTGGTGACTCTGGCATCTAAATTGATGCTAGGGTTGCTACCTCCTTCTACTTCATTCTTTAAACTCCAATTGGATGACTCCAAGTTGGGGGTTGAGATTCCTGCTGAGGCAAAAAGTGAACTGGATCTAAGCTTTGCTAAGATTGAGCGCATGATCATGGAAAGCATTGCTGCTTCTACTGATCGTGTTCAAATCTTTTCAGCCATCAAACACCTTGTGGTTACTGGTAATGCTTTGCTTTACATGCACAAGGATGGTATGAAGATGTACCCTCTCAATCGTTATGTAGTAGAGAGGGATGGTAATGGTAATGTGACTGAGATTGTGACTCGTGAAAGGGTCAACCGAAAAGTTCTTGGTCCTGAATTTGAAAACCCCAAGTCTATGCAAAGCGTTGTAGACAGTAGTGTGGGTAGTAAATTTGAAAAAGATGTAGATGTATTCACCTGCATCAAGCTAACTAAAAAGGGATGGTCTTGGTATCAGGAAGCTGATGATAAGATTCTTCCTAACTCCTATGGCAAAGCTCCTAAGGATAAGAGCCCTTGGCTTCCCCTCCGCTTCGTAACAGTTGATGGAGAGGACTACGGACGCTCTCGTGTTGAGGAGTTCCTAGGAGACCTACGCTCTCTTGAAGCCCTTATGCAGGCGCTTGTAGAGGGCTCTGCAGCAGCAGCTAAGGTGGTCTTTACTGTATCACCCAGCTCTACGACTAAACCCCAGTCCTTGGCTAACGCTGGTAACGGTGCTATCATCCAAGGACGTCCTGATGACATTGGCGTGGTTCAGGTTCAGAAACAAGCTGACTTCCGTACTGCCTTTGATTTGGCTGGTGTATTGGAGAAGCGTATCTCTGAAGCGTTCCTTATCCTTAACGTAAGGCAAAGTGAGCGGACCACTGCTGAAGAAGTTAGGATGACACAGATGGAGCTAGAGCAGCAGCTTGGAGGCTTGTTCTCTTTGCTGACCAGTGAGTTCCTTATTCCTTATCTTAATCGTAAGATGCTTGATCTTACTAAGTCAAAGCAGATCCCTGCCTTGCCTAAAGGTCTAGTCAATCCTACAATTGTTGCTGGTATCAACGCTCTTGGTAGAGGTCAAGATCGTGAGTCCCTGATTCAGTTTGTCACTACCATTGCTCAAACAATGGGACCACAAGCCTTGGCTCAATACGTCAACCCTGACGAAGCTATCAAGCGACTTGCTGCTGCTCAAGGTATTGATATTCTTAACCTTGTTAAAGGTATGGAACAGATCAAGTCCGAACAGCAGGAAGCTATGCAGAAACAAATGCAAGCTTCTATTGTCAATCAGACTGGACAACTCATGGGCACTCCGCTCATGGATCCATCTAAAAACCCGCAAGCTGTTGAAGCTGTTACTGCTGCTGCTCAAGGATTCCTTGGTGGTGGGCAGCAACCTGCTCCGCCAGCTGCTGAACCTGCTACTCCTCCCCCCGGTTAAATTAACTAGCACCTATGGCTATTAACATTGCATACGATCCATCCGACGATCCCGAAGCTATTGCAGCTCGGGAGGCTGAAGAAGCTGACAGCCTGGAAGTCGGTGAAAAGATGATCGAAGAGCAGCAAGCACTCCTTGCTGGTAAATATAAGAATGCTGAAGAACTTGAGAAAGCTTACCTTGAACTGCAACGTATGCAGGGTCGAGGTGGAGATGATGATGATAGTGGAGATGATGAAGAGTACGATTCAGATGTAGAGTATGAATCAGATGAAGAGCAAGTAGAAGGAGACTTTGAACGCTATGATGAAGAAGGTTACGTCAATCAAGATGCTGTAGCCCAAGCCTATGGTGAAGGACTTGCTGAGGCATTTGCTGAGGCAAACATTGATCCATGGGCAATGAATGATTACTTCTACGAAAACGACGGTACTCTGACTGAAGAGATGTATGACCAGCTTAATGAGGCTGGCTTCTCCGATGAAACCATCGACGCTTATCTTGGTGGTCTTCGTGCTGAACTAGGCTATGATGATGCTGCTAGTGTTCTGTCTGAATCAGAGATTAGTAACATCAAAGACATTGCTGGAGGTGAAGAAGGCTATGCTCAGGTTGTTCAATGGGCTTCTGAGAATCTACCCGAAGAAGACATTGAAGCATTTGATGAGGTCATCAACACTGCCAACGAGGCTGCTGTCCGCTTCGCTGTTAAGGCGTTGGTTGGACAATATGAAGATGCAGTTGGTCGTACACCTGAACTTGTGACTGGTAAGCAGTCTTCTACTGGTCAGGCGTATCGCAGCATGGCAGAGGTTGTTCGTGACATGAGCGATCCTCGCTATGATAATGATGATGCGTATCGCATGGATGTGATGCGTAAACTTGAACGATCCAACATTAAGGTATAACTATGAACGTCTACGAAACCTACTGGGAAAAGGCTGAGAAGCTGAACGGACGCCTGGCTATGCTAGGCTTCGTTGCTGCTGTTGGTGCATACGCTATGACTGGGCAAATCATTCCCGGTATTTGGTGATGCCCTACAGTAAGTACACACCAAAACAGAAAAAACTAGCTGCAGCAGCTAAGCCTCATAAAAAAATTACGAGAGCAGATCTCGCAATCATTCGTAAAAAACCTAAATAAAGTATGTAGACATCATGCGTAAAGAGCACAAAAGTCCTACTGGAGGCTTGACAGCTAAAGGTAGGAAGTACTTTAAAAATAAAGAGGGTGCTGATCTAAAACCACCTGCTCCTAATCCTAGGACAAAGAAAGATGCTGGTCGTAAAAGATCCTTCTGTGCTCGTATGGGTGGAGTCAAGGGTCCTATGAAAGACAGTAAGGGTCGTCCTACCCGAAAAGCACTTGCACTACGTAAATGGAAATGCTGACTATGGCTAAACAAGGTCTCTACGCTAACATCCACGCTAAGCGTAAGCGTATCGCTGCTGGTTCTGGTGAGAAGATGCGTAAGCCTGGGAGTAAAGGTGCTCCCACAGTTAACAACTTCAAGGCAGCTGCTGAAACTGCAAAACCCCAAAGAAAGCGTAGGTACGCAGCATGAATGCTCTGCCAAGCAACATTTACCGAAAGGAATTGTTGATCAAAAAATACGCTGGTAAAAAGAAAAAGAAAAAGAAGAAGTAAGCAACGTACGTTCATCCCTTAATGGGACGCAGGACGCCTGATCATGGAACGGGGGTCAGGTACTTCGGAATCATCATGACTGATCTTGAACTTTCTCAACGCATTCGTGAACAGAAGGCTGCCAAACGTGAAGCCAGACTGAAGTATCGTGGCGTTGCTTACAATAGTTTAAAAAAACTTGCCCCCTCAGAGGCATATAATATCTGATTTTTCCTTGTAAACTCCAAGGAACGGTTTACGGACCTGAGACTGGAAAAAACTCAGGGCTTGGCAGTGGAGCACCTCAGTGTAGGACTCCACTGTTATTGGCATTGGCCCGTTACGACGGACACCCTTTGCCGCAGCTGTGGTAATGAGACGCCCTAAGATCTCAAAATAATTTTATGGATCCTGTTCAGATTGCGTGGGCTTCTGGTCTTTTTGAAGGAGAAGGTTGTATACGTCGTCAACTAGAGATTGAGATGACTGATAAAGATGTCATCTACAAGTTCTGGGACATTATGAAATGCGGAAATGTTTATTATCGTGAACGTCCAAACGTTAAGCCTATTTGGCGTTGGAGGGTTGGTAACAAGCAAGACGTAACTAAATGTCTGACAGCTATGCTCCCTTTCTTTGGAGACAGACGAGCCTACAAAGCTCTAAACATTCTAGATAGTATAGAGCTAGTTTAATTCTTTAACTATCTTTTTTTTTAACAATGGCTAACGCTACCCAAACTGCGCTAGGTCGTGCTAATCTTAGCACCGGCACTGGCTACGGTGGTGCTGGTGATAAGTACGAACTTTATCTCAAGCTGTTCAGCGGCGAGATGTTCAAAGGCTTTCAGCACAACACCATCGCTCGTGATCTGGTGATGAAGCGGACCCTCAAGTCCGGTAAGTCTCTTCAGTTCATCTACACTGGTCGTATGGACGCTGGTTTCCATACCCCCGGTACTCCCATCCTTGGCTCCGGTGATCCTCCGGTGGCTGAGAAGACCATTGTGGTGGATGACCTGCTGGTCTCCAGCGCATTCGTCTATGATCTCGATGAAACCCTGGCTCACTATGAGCTGCGTGGTGAGATCAGCCGTAAGATCGGTTATGCTCTGGCTGAGCACTATGACCGCCGCATCTTCCGTGCTATTGTCCGTGGTGCCCGTGCTGCCCACCCTGTGTCTGCTACCGGTAAGGTTGAGCCTGGTGGTACGCAGATCCAAGTTGGTGCTGGTGCTGGTGCTACTGCTGATGCTCTTGACTCTGACAAGATCGTGGCTGCTTTCTTTGAAGCCGCTGCTGTTCTGGATGAGAAGGGTGTGTCTCAAGACGGACGTGTGGCTGTCCTCAGCCCCCGCCAATACTATGCTCTCATTGAGAATGTTGGAACCAATGCTCTGATCAACCGTGACGAGCAAGGTACTGCTTTGCAGAGCGGTAATGGCGTCATGTCGATTGCTGGTATTAAGATCTACCGTTCCATGAACATCCCGTTCCTGGGTAACTATGGTACCAACTCGACCATTGACAACCCCGGCTCGTTCGTGGGTGCCTCTGTTGAGGCTACCGCTACTGGTGAGAACAACCCCTATGGTTCTGCCACTGACTTCAACACCTCCTGTGGTCTGATCTTCCAACGTGAAGCTGCTGGTGTTGTTGAGACCATTGGACCTCAGGTCCAGGTCACCTCGGGCGACGTGTCCGTGATCTACCAGGGCGATGTGATCCTGGGACGCCTCAGCATGGGTACTGATTACCTGAACCCTGCTGCTTGTGTCGAACTGCACGCTACCAGCACCGCTGGTTCTGCATTCTGATTTTTTGTTCCTATACTGGGGGTCCTTCGGGACCCTCTTTTTTTATGGCAACCCCTTCTTACGCAACGTCCACCGAACTGGATGCTGTAAACTCTATTCTAATGAGTGTCGGAGAAACTCCGGTCAATACACTTGATGTGCAAAGTCCTGAAGTCGCTATTGCTCAGAGCACCCTCCGGCAGGTTTGCCGAGAAGTCCAAGCAGAAGGCTGGGGCTATAATACTGAGTATGAATTTCCCTTTGTTTTAAATTCTGATAAAGAGATTGTTGTTCCTCCTACAGCTTTGAGGTTAGACATCAATCGTTATAAACATGGCGATGCCTATGACGTTACACGACGTGATGGTAAGCTGTATGATCGCTATTCCCATAGTTTTAAATTCACTGGTATTGATACGTTATATGTTGATGTAGTATGGTTCTTTGAGTTTGAGGACATCCCTCAAGCATTCCGTGATTACATCACCGCTAAGGCTGCTAGAATCGCCTCTGGGCGTATGGTAAATGATGAGACTAGCATTAAGATCCTTCAGGCTGAGGAAAGCGTTCTGAGGGCTGTAGCTATTGAGTTTGATACCAGCCAAGCTGATTACAATGTGTTCAATGCAAGTGATCTTAGGAACCCTTACACTAGCTACAAACCCTTCCAAGCCCTGAGTCGATAATGGCAGCAGTCAATCAACGTATCCCTAACTTCCTGGGAGGTATCTCACAACAACCAGATTTTATTAAGTTCCCAGGTCAAGTCAGGACGTGTGACAATGCCTATCCTGACGTTACGTTTGGATTATCTAAACGTGCTCCTGGTGAGTTTGTTAGCATTCTTTCCAACGCAACCGCTGATGGTAAGTGGTTTGAGATTCTTCGTGACAATGATGAGAAGTATCTTGTTCAGATCCAATCTTCTGGTATTCGTGTATGGGATCTAGCAACAGGAACTGAGCAGACTGTTAATTTTGGATCTACCACTTCTAATTATAACTACCTAACTGATGGATCCCCTTCTCGTTATGGTATTCAAAGTGTTGGTGACTATACTATAATCACTAATCCAGCTAAGACTGTAGCCACTGCTAGAACCACATCCAATACTTTTGGTAGTAACTATGCTTTTGTTACCGTTGATGCTATTGCTTATAATACTGAGTATGTTATTGGGATTAACACCTCTAGCATAACTTCAAGTACTAAACGTATTGT